AGGGTGCAGGCCGTATGCTTATCCAGTTGACTCAAGCCGGGGCGGTAGGGGCACTAGCCACAGGGAATGCCACCCTTCCAGCAGCCACCATCATCCTCGGTCCTCCCCTTCTAAGCAAACTTATGCTTAATCCAACCACCTCTCGCCTTCTTACCACTGGAATTCAAACCCCAGCTTCCGGAAAGGTAGCGGCTGGTGTTATGTCTAGACTAGTAGCTGCAGCAGAACGAATTCACCAAAGAACCCAAGGAGAGTAGTATGGATTCAAAACATGAAGGTGGTAATACTTACAGCAGACATTGCGAGGAGCATAGTGGATGTATGGCACGAATAAAATCATTAGAGGCTAGGGGTAGAATATGGGATACAATATACACTGACCTACAGAACAAGATGAATATAATACTGGGGGGTGTTGTAGTCTCCTGTGTAGCTTTGATTGCAAACCTTATTGTTCTTTTGTCGGAAGGAAAATGATGATCTAGACTGGAGCAATGATACAACACACGCACCAACAAATACCTGAGGGAGAATAATAATGGGAGATTTAGTAGTTATACCTCTATTGAAGTTTTTTTTTGTGGATGGAAATGGGGATCCGGCAGCAGGGGCAAAACTGTATTCCTATGTTAATGGAACTACAACCCCAAAGGCCACATACACGGATGGAACAAAGGGAACCCCAAACACAAATCCTGTCATCCTTGATTCCGCTGGAAGGGCTGATGTTTGGATTGATCCTGCTGATGGTTTATACCGGTTTGTTCTTATATCCTCCGACGATGTTCCAATCTTTGACGTTGATGATATATATGCAGCCCCTGGGTTAAACAACACCGCAATTCAATCCCAATTAAATTCACTTGGGCGACAAATAGGAGAACCGTTCGCCCTATTCGACAACATAACCGGAGTTTCTGCACCTGATAATTCAGGCACTATAAAATTTATCAAACTGACCGCAGGATTAACGGGTGCAGGAGCGTATAATGAGGGCCTTCTGACGAACGAATCAGTGACCGGCACAGCCCCGCTTGTGGCGGCCACGGCCGAAATTGCAACAGGTTCACTCGCCGGGCAGACTGTCCACCTTATGAACTCTGAAGGATCATTTTTGAGGGCAGGAACAACCGCTGGTGTGTTACAACAAGACCAGATCCAGGGCCATTGGCACAACCAGCACGAACTCACTGGGCCAACCGCTGACTTTGTAGGTGGGTCATCCGCTGATTATGGTTTAAACACTTTGGCAACCGGAAGCTCAATAGCCACGGTTCATGAAGCCCGTACAGACGGAACTAACGGAACAGTGAGGTTCGGTACTGAAACCAGGGCAAAGAACGTTTCAGCAACAGTTTATATGAGGATAGTATAATGCCATACGCAAAAGACGATAAGATAAGCACCCAGCCCATTTCAGGCGGTATTGAAATCACCGAGTCAGAATATCAGCAGGCCTTAGAAGCCAAACTGAATGGCCAAGAAGTCAAGGTTCAATCAGGGACTTTGAAGATTCTGAGTTTTGAAAAACGGTCGGTATGGTCCACCTCTGATAAATCCAAAATGGGTATTTCAATTGATGAGGATGTGCCGGACGGCTACGTGGATATTGAACCAGGGGAGTTTGATGAATGGGATGGGGTCCAGTGGGCTATCAATCCAGAGACCCATAAAAAAGCCCTCAAAGCCCAATACTGGCAAGAGTATCTTGATTATCTGGATCTTGGGTTTGAGTTCAGAGGGGTTCTCTACCAATGCGCACCAGATGATATTGATGATTGGGAGAAGCTTAAAACCTACATTGAGTCCCTTCCCGGAGAAACAGTGACGCAGCTTAGGGCCGCCGACAACAGTATGAATGACATCACCATTGCTGATTTTTTGGTACTTTTTGTCCCGGATTTAGGGCAGCACGTCATGGAAGCGAGACGGGCTTATTGGGCCAAAGTGGACGCAGTATAGTCAAACAGCAGTAGAGAGCCTACACTAACCTTTCTTCAGCGATCCCCACTTCTTTCCTTCCTTGAAGTCTATCTCCAGGGGGACTAGGAAGTGGGGAGGGGCGGAAGCCTCAAGTTCCACTTTCACCCTACTTTTAGCCAGGGGAGCAATGTCTTCTCCCATCTCCCAGACTATATCATCGTGAATCTGGATGAGAGGTCTAACTGGTCCAAGGTCTAATTCCTCCAATTCCCTGTAGATGGGGACCAGTCTCCCCATCCCTTCTTTGATAATGCCTTGAGCGCCCATCTGAATTGGGGCGTTTCCCGCTTGTCTCTCAGCCTCAATCCGACTCCATTTGTTTGTCGACTTTATTCCCGGAATATATCGGATGCGCCCCCACATATCCCGGACGTATCCGTGGCGCTTGGCGTACTCTCCGTTTGACTTCATGTAGGCTGCAATACCAAAGTAAATCTCAAACCATGCCTTGACCATCTGGCGGCAGTCGTCAAGGGAATGAATGGTACTTCCTCCCGTCACCAGTTCTCGATGAAGACCTTCGGCTGTAATAAGATTGAGGATACCAAACCCAACTCTCTTCGCCGGGTATCGGTGCTTCTTCTCATCTACCTGGGACAATGGAATCCCGAACATTTCACTGGCCGTAATTGCGTGTATGTCTTCTCCGTTTAGGAAGATGGAGATCATCTTAAGATCTTTAGCTTCACTGGCTGCCACCCTCATTTCTACCTGGGAGTAGTCACCAGAAACTAGGATGCAGTTCTCCTCCGCCTCATAGCAGTCCCGGACCATCCGGCCTTCACTGGATCTAACCGGTTGGGCCATCAGATTGGGCTTTGATGAAGAAAGTCGTCCGGTAGCCACTCTCGTCATCCGGATTGTGGTTCTTATTCTACCATCATGGGATACCATCTTAGGAATTGCATCAGCGTAGCTGGACTTCAGCTTGGCGTAACCACGCCAGTCTATGATGTCCTGTACCACAGGGTGTAGGGGGAGGTAACGCTTCAGAATGTCGTCAGCGGTGCTTTCTTTTCCGCCCTTTTTTGCCTTATGGCTCCCCCCTTTATCCTGTAGTCTAAGTTTGTGGAAGATTAGGTCTGTCATCTGTGGTGCTGAGTTTGGATTTAGGTTGACCCCAGACGGGAAGTGGTGTCCAACTAAGGCTTGAATCTTTCGCTGGATCAAATCCATCCGTGACTGAAGATAGACACTGAGATTAGCGAAGGATTCCAGATTAACCTTCATCCCGTTAGCCATCATGTCCACCACCATGGGCATCGCCTTCATATCACGCCTGAGAGTACCCTCCAACCCCAGGGAAACAATCCTAGCCCATAAACCTGGGTACACTCGGATAGTGGCGTCTGCATCCCTCGCCGAATAGTAGACCGCATCTTCCCTATCAATGTCGCACAGTTCCCCCTCCGTAAGCGGTCCGAGGATTTCCTCCACGACCTCCTTCCCTTCCTGTATTGCCTTCCATGAGTCCCAGGGGTCAGCTTCTCCCGCCTCCACCGCCTTAAGGATTCTGGTGATCTTTCGGATAATATTCTGTGGCGTGCGTACATACGGTTCTCCCTTCTTCCACTCCAAGACCAGTTCGGGGTCTGGGTAGGTGAGTGTGGCTGCTGTCTCCAGGTACTCTTGGGCCTTCAACCGTGTTGCCTCCCCCACCATCTCACCATAGGACCTCATCTTCATTCCGCAGTGGCGGTAGGCGAGGGGCTTTAGTCCTTGAGGTTCGTTCTGCAACAGATAGGCCATAACCATGGTATCCACCACCTCTCTCGGTTCTATCCCCACTCTTCGGAGGACCGGAAGATCGTAAAGAGCGTTTTGGATGGCTGTTATAGTCTGCGGATGGGCTAAGAGACGCTGGAGAGCGGAGAGCGAGGCCTGTTGGTCCGCCATGACCACCCATGCTGTCCCTGGGGCTATGGATAGGCTAAGACACCACATGGCCCCCTTTGCCCACTCGGTGTCCACGGCCACTACCAGTTTTCCGGGGATAAGACCCTGATGTTCGGCGTAGAGGGGTACGCAGTCTGAAGATAGGGGAAAGGTATGGCTGTCGTTGATGACATGGTAACTCTCCTTACCCTCGAAGGTGTCTACAGGGGGGAGGGGGGAAATTTGCCCCTTGACTACTTGACCAGCAATCACCATATCCGTGTGGAATAGGATGAGGACTTCGGGGGAATGGATTCCCGCTGCCGGGTGGTAAGCTGGGATGAGAGTACAGTGATGGCCATCTATCTCCACCGGCCTCGGAATTCCGTGGGTAAGCTCCATATCTACGTCTCCAAGGAAGTATTGGGTAGCTGGTCTTCCCATGGAGATGATGAATTTGGGCTTCAGAGCTTTGATCTGGGGTCGAAGGTGGAGGTCAGTGCAGGTCCGGATCTCATCAGCCGTTGGGGTTCGATTGTCGGGGGGTCGGCAGAGACAGGTGTTGGTGAGGTAAACCCCGAACTGAGAAATACCATTAATGTCCAGGTGGTGTCTAGCTTCCTCCCCGCTGGTCCCGATAAGTGGGCGGGAGTACTTATTCTCCTCGTAGCCCGGAGCTTCAGCGATGACCATCACCCTTGGGTGAGGGACTGGACCGGAGGAGTAAATCTCACCGGGGCAGGGACGGACTCCAGGAGCTGCAAGAGTACACTGGTGGCAATGGTCAGACCTCATTCCCTCATCTCCACTTTAATCTTGTTTATGTCGTCTACTATACTGAATGCCAATTCCGGGTTGGAGAGGGATGCCATCTTCTCTTCCCCCCGCATAACATCCCAGATCTCTGGCCGATCTCTTTCCGTCATCCTTACTGACCACTCAACACTCATTTGAAACCTCCCGTCTCTCGCCACTGGATTGTTGCTTCAGTCTCCAGCGGATTTGCATCGTTAAGAGGACAGTTAGCCGGAAATTGGCCTTCCAACCTTGACCGAACGAAAGATAGGCGTTCGACAACAGTGCAGTCATGATAACAGAAAGGACACTCAGAACAGGAATAGATAGTAACTATGTAACGCTTTCGGATTGAGGGCTTTTCAGCTATATATTTTCCGCAGGTCATTTTATTTCCACTCCATAGTAGCGGCTTAAGGTAGCCAGTGTCCATTGCTTCAACTTTTTGTGTTTGAGGACAAGGCTGGCGAAGGTATGGGGCATGGGACAGTGAATCTCATAGACCTTGTTGTCCAGGTACTCCCAACCTTCACCAGTCAGGTAAGCCAATCCTGCCCAGAGCCAACTCGGCATCAGGGCAACAGAATACTTGTCCACCCAGCAGAAATTGGATGCTGGACGGCCAAGCCGCTTAGCATAAAAGCGGGAGTGGCACAGGGCCTCCTCATACCACCAAGGATCTCCAGTCAACCGAAGAATCAGATCTGCCCCCCAGGCTGAGTGAGCTGACCCGTCCGGACCGTCTATCGTCTTACACCACCAGTATCCCCAGTCGTGGACAAGGGCAAGGAGCCAATGCTTCCATGTGAGTTTGGTTCCGGTTAACCGGCTGATCCGCATCCACGCCCACAAGACGTAGACCGGATGGATAATGAACTGGTGGCAGCCAAAAAGTAAACTCTTTCGTCCTAATATCATCCTTCCCTCCTTTGTTCTACTATTGTCTTAGCTAATTTCCCCCCTATTCCTTCCACCTCCATCAGATCCTCCTCGTCTGCATTCATGAAGTCCCACAGGTCCATCTTCTCTCCTATCTTCTGTGCCTTATCCCAGCCGATTCCGTCGAATTGTGAGGCAATTCGGGTGACGAGGTTGGGCTTCCGAAGACTGGCGAAGGTTTTAGGTTTTTGCCATTGGAGATGAGACTTGTGACTTCCCCAGGGTTTCTGC